CCTTGTGGCTGTTTGCCCAATCGGCGATAGACACCCACTTCGCGGGAAGCGAAAACGTGTCAACGTTTACTGTAACTACCTGTAACGATCCGTCTTCGTCGAACGGATAAAAAGTTTTCTGCCCACCCTTGCCGTACAAGCATTGTACCTGATGACCTACTGTAAGCCACTGCGGAACTTGCTCTACTGCCCACTGTTTATGCACATCATTCGGCGCGATAACAAGCAGTGCGTCTATTTTGCCTTTTTGAAACTTGTGCTCTGCTATCTTGAGCGCGGTAAGCGATTTACCGCACCCCATTTCAAAGAATAATCCTATTTCAGCTTCATCTTTAAAACGATCTATAGCAATCTCTTGATGCTTATACAGCATTACGCAATTCCTCGTACTCGTCACTAGTTATCGAGCACAATACGTCCTCATCAACATAATATACATGACCTGCTGTAAACTCGGCAGCGTCAAAAAGCGCATGAGCTATCCACTCATCCGAGCATTGTCTTAATAGCATAGATGCTGTCTCACAAATATTACTGCCGGTAAACAGCACAACGTCCATTATTCCATGCCCTGCTCACAACGTAAGTCGTACCAAAGATCAGCATCACCGGCGTCACAAGAGTACCACGCGCTAAGAATAAAATCGGTAAACTCCCAGTTATCGCTTTCGTCGTAACCATAATCTTTAAGTGACGGATCACCCATAGGCAAGCACGTTTGTGCATCTATATAAAACCACTTGCCCTCTACGTTGACACCGACAAACGTGTGATGGATAACATTGTTACAAAATATACGCGCTCTACGTGGGCGCTCACTTCCGTTAAACTTTAAGTACCAAAGCAAAGACCAGTCGTTGCAATTTATTGCAACCTCTCCGTACGGATTTACAATGTCGTAGATTTCTGCTTTAAGTTCTTTCTTAAACTTGTCAAAGTGTAAAAAATCCTCAAGATGCACCTCTTGTGTACCATAGTAAGACGGCGGTGGAGGCGTTGCACCTGCACTCGAAAGCAAAGCAACAAAAAAAATAGCGAAAAATAACTGTTTCATAAAAACTCCTAATAGTAGTAAAATATGTAAACGCTTTTACGGCAACGCCACAAGCGTATACATTGTATCAAGCGGGCTATTCGGGCATTCCTCACACTCTACGATAATACCCTTCGCAGCCCATTTTTTTATATGTGCGTCTAACGTTGACTTACCTTTAAGTGTCTTGTCAAAGATTTCTTTCAACGTTAAACTCGTTCCAAGCTCCGGCATTTCGCCGAAGATTTGTGTAAAAATAGACGATACAGCAAACATACGACGCTTTCCGGGATTTGCCGCAGCACTCAAAAAGTCTCGCGCATTCGCACTCAACGTTTCAAGTTTACCGCTATCCTTAAAATACGTCAAAAGCTCTGCCGCCGCTTTCTGCGCGCGAGCGGCATTACGTGCTCTGCGCTCTGCAAAACGCTTCGACGCCTCACGCCGTGCTTGCTTTCTCTGTTCATCGGTTGCCATACACATATCTCCTACTATGTGTAGTATACACTATTCTAGTGTATAGTGCAACCGTTTATTGCACACTCGACATAACCTAGAGTTTGTGCAATAGTGTACTCGCCATACTGCACAATATTACCGCGAAACACTTTCACCATCGGAATTATAGCTATAGTTTTTTTCATCGCTACTACCGTGTACGAGTGCTCACCTGAAAAATGCCTGTATGCCTGTGCCCATGCCTGTTGCCCCGGACGCCATGCAACTTTGAGACTTCTTGTAGGTGTATCCGTAGTAGGCATATTCTTTGCCTCTATCCAGTAATGCTTCCTGTTTCTTACAGCATAGATATCAGGAATACCATCACCGGTACTTTCGCTTTCAATGCGCTGTACCATGTACCCGTGAGTACGTAAAAAAGATACAAAGACTTCCGAGAAAGCCG